AAGGATTGCCGGGGCGCACGTTGTCCCCGCGCAGTCTGTCCTTAAAGCGGGTGAGTCCCTCGCCGAGCGCCTCGGTGAGGTCGGCCCAGTTGATCTCGTTCGCGTTGTCGATCGCGTCTTGCAAGCCTTCGACATTGATCTCTAGCAGCGTGTCGCTCATAGCTCGATGTCCGTGTCGAGGCGGAAGCGCACCGAGCCGAAGAGCCACTCGCGCGACTCGTGGACGGTGAAGGAGGTCGAGACGTGGTGAGCCGACCACTGCTCAGAGAGTGAGGTCGTGTCGCCCTCGATAGCCTGGAGTGCCGCCAGGGCGTCGGCTAGTGCTACGTCGCGTGTGGTCTTGTAGTTGTGCACGTCCTGAGCCCAGACGCAGAGCAGATCGATCTCATAGCGTGCGCGCTCGTGTCGGTCGAACCGATCCCGGTATTGCCCGGTGTTGGCGATCGTCGTCGGCAGCACAGAGAACGCGCGGTTGAGTGCGGCCTCGGGTGCCCACCTAGGATTGAGCAGCTCGGCGGATTCGCGGAGGCTCGTCCCGCCCTCGACGATGGAGGCCACGTTGTCGAGCAGCTGGATGTGGGTTAACGCGGCCACAGCGGCAGGCTCCCGGTCTGGACGCCTGGGCCGCCCGTGAAGAGCACGGACTCGGCGCCCGCCTTCTCGGTGCCGTCCGCGTCCCCGTCTTGATCGTAGTCGTAGTCGAAGCTGATCGAAGCCCACTCGATCGCGAACATGTCCCGGTAGTCGTCGGCGAGCTCGGCGTATCTGCCGTCACCCGCTGCGCTCGCGCCGTCTCGAAAGATCAGCTCTAGGCTTTTGAGCACGAGCGAGTCGGTGAGTGCGTACGGGCTCAGAATCAGGTAAGGCATCCGGCCCGACTTGAGGAGCATGCGGACGAGGATCTCCCAGGCTGTCGTGATGAAGTCGTCGGCGTCATTCCCGGTTGCGATCATGCGGGAGAGGTTCTGATGCCTCGCCTGGAGGTCGGCGGTGACGACGGTCGGGAAGAGGTTAGACCGGACGAGCGCGGCGGCTCGGACGAACTTGACCGAGGGGTTCGCGCTGATCACTAGGTCCCACTCGATGCGCCATCCGTCGCCGAGGCTCTTCGTCGTCGGGAGGTCCACCGCTGCGATCGTGTAGGTCGCAATGCCTCCCGTGACGACCACGGCTGCCGCGTCGATCACCTTGACGCTCGCCCCGTCGTAGACCGTCACCGTGCCGGAGTCAGGACCGATCAGCGTTCCCGATGCGTCGAAGATCTGAGCCTCGATCGCGTTCGCGCTTCCGCGAGTCAACCACTCGGGGAACGGTGCATGGATTCTGTAAAGCGTGGCACTGGTCGTCATTCTTCGGCGACCTCGCCCGCCTCGTTCACGGTGTAGGTCCCGAGGACTGAGCCCGAAGAGTCACAGAAGCAGACGACGACAAGGTCGCCTCGTGTGCTAACGGTCGCCCGGTGCGGCTCGACTCCGAGCACGTCGGCGGCAAGGGCGACAGCCTCGTAGATCTTCAGGTCGTCCCAGATCATGAGGACCTCTTCATGACTCGGAGTCCGGTGAACTTGCACGTGATCTTAGAGTCTCGTGCAGTGCTCGTGAGATAGGAGGCCCACATCCCGATCCGCATGTTGTCAGGCCGAAGGGTGAACGCCGGGTCTGGTCCTGGGTTCGTCGTCGCGCCCTCAGGCTGTCCCGATCCCATGTCCTTCGGTAGCTGTAGCTCCATGTTCCCATACGATCGAAAGGTCGTCACCGACATCGGTTCCTGATAGGAGGTGTCGACAGATCCCGACGCCGCCCAGCCCGTGCCGGGGAACGTGGTCAACTCCAGGAAGGAGGGCTTCCCAGAGGCGTTGTCGTAGTTGTCGCCCTCGTGCTGTGGCGTTCCCCCGCCAAGTCGCGATTGGTAACTGTCGGCAGCTCCCACGCGGAGCCAGTTGTTGGAGTACCAGAGCCCGGCACCCGAAGCGCCGAGGGCACCCGAGAAGATCACGAGGCCAGCATAAAAGACCCCGTCGTCGGTCCCGGCGGTGTCGACGTCGAAGTCGCAGAGCGCTTGGATCGAGAGGGTGTCCGCGAGGCTGTAGCCCGAGAGGATGTCGTCGAGGTCCGCAGAGACTACGGGCCCGGTCTGCTCGGGACCCCACCAACGGCTAGAGGAGGTAGCAGACCCCGTGATAACAAACTTGAGCCCGTCGCTGCCCACGTCGGGGCTTCCCGAGTCTGCAAACGGCGTGTTGTTTGACTTCCAGTTAACGCCTCCGAAGTCCTCGTCCGTGTCGTCTACGAAGGTGTGAGATCCCGAGTCGGTCCAGTCCCACTCCCTGACGAGCTCCCACGCCGAAGAGGGGGGCCCGCTTCCTACGATGTTCCCACCGATCGGCATCAGCGGAACCAGATCACGGAAGCGCTCGGGGTGCCCGAGTCAGACTTGACCTCGATGTCTAGGTCGTCGCTGATGCCGGGAGGCGGAGGCCGAAGGGACCACGACGATCCGGCGGGCACCTGCTCCTCGTTCGCGCTGGCGAGCCGAACCGTGAAGCCGATCGCGGCGTCGTCGAGCGTGACAGAGATCGACCGCGCACCGTCCTCAAGCGTGATGCTTGATCCGTAAGCGGTCGACAAGACCTGAGTGGCTGATCGGTAGAGGGACACCTAGGTCAGGTCCGAGACGTCGCCGTTAAGGACAACGCCGCCGAGCTTCGTCTTGACCTTGATCTTGTCCGCAGCCCCGTCGATCCAAAAGACGATCTCACCGTCGTCTAGGTCCGCGTCGGCTGGCGCCGATCCTTTAACGTTGAGAAAGACCTGCCTGCGGTTGTCTACCTGGATCGCGCTGTTAAGCGTCTTGGTTCCTTTTGCCATCTTCAATGCTCCTAGAGAGGAGGCCGGGCAGCGAGCCCAGCCATTGATTAAGCGGTGATCAGCTCTTGCGCTTCACCCCGTCGACTACATAGCGGGCGGCTGCCCGCGCTTTGGTCTGTGCTTGTTCTTGCGATAGCTGGCCCCGAGACTCGCGGACGAGTCGGCCTGTCATTGCGTCGATCTTCTCGCGAACGCCTTGCTTCTCACCCGACATCGGGAACCTCGGCAGTCTTGCGCTTGCGCTTAGGAGCTCCGGCGCGCTTCATCGCTGCGATCCGGTCCTCGGCACGCTTGAGCCTGCCAGCTGCGATCAGGTTGGAAGGGTTAAGAGAGACGGCACCCTGGAGGCGCTCGACCTTCTTCTGCTCGTCGTGGACCTTGATCTTTAGGATGTTCGGCGACATCGGCGGAACGATCCCGCTCGCGATGAGGTGGCGCAAGAAGGCGTAGTAGTCCTCACCGCCGGGCTCTGTGAACATCCGCCCGGCCTCGACCGAGATCTTCTGGAAGGGGTCGATGTAGGAGTACCCGCCCGCAGCATGGGGCACGGCGACCATGTAGTCCTGGTACTCACCGAGGCGTGGGTCTGAGTGCTGGATAATGCTCCATCCTCGCCGCATGTTCCCGGCTACTGCTAGGTCGGTCCCGCCGCCTTCGGTCACTCCGTCACAGCCGGGATCGATCACAAGCTTTCCGAGCAGCGGAAGCCACTCCTTGCCTGCGAACATCCAGCGATGCGGATGCCACTTGAAAAGGAAGCGCGGCTCTCTGCGAATGCCGCGCGGGATCTTGACCGCATCCTGCCGCTGTGCCTGTGAGACTCTTTTGCCGATTACCTGTGCCATGGAGTTCCTACCCTCTAGTGACTTGGTTTGGGACCACGCGCCAAACGGAGGTAGCGGACTTGCCCGCCTTGCCGTCCTTCGCGTTCTTGTGAAAGCTGATCAGCCATCCGCCCTCGATGCGTTCACCGGAGGCGTGGGCGGGCTCCTCCTTCGACCAACGGAGCGCGGCGCTAACCGCTGCCCCGAAGGTCAAGGAAGAGGGATCACGGAGGCTGATGTAACCGTGAACCGCCATTGTGTTATCGGTCCGTGATGATGGCGACACCCTTGTCGTCTTCGGAGATCCCGACGCCCACGAAGGCGTGCGCGATGATCTTAGACAGACCGGGATCGGCCACTCGATCGAACTCGGCGTAGACGGGAGAAGCCGCCGGAGCCATTACAGCACCCGGCAAGATGCCTCGGGCCGAAGCCTCGACGTAGGCGATGCCGCCGCCGCTCATCATAAATCCGGCAGAGTCTGCGCCCACGTTCGCGGTCGGGACCATATCGCTAGTCCATACGTCAACACCGAGGAAGCTCCCCTTGAAGCCCTGGCCCTTCGCCTCTAAGGCGGCAGCGGTCGCGGCCATAAACTGCACAGCGCCGCCTTCGGAGCGGAGGGACTCCTGGAGATCTGTCCACTGGGTCCCGTAGAGAACACACGAGAACGGGATGTTGTTCGCCGTCTGCTCCAGTTGGAAGATAGCGGCGTAGAAGTCGTCCATCGTCAGGTCGACCGTCGTGGTGCCGACGGTGTTCGTAAACCCAGATCCAGCGACACAAGCCAGCTCGGTGAAGCGGATAATGTAAGCCTCGGCGACTGCACGCGCGAGCGTGTCCATGCCGACGTTGCCTGCGCCCTGAGTGACCTGCATGAGGTCGGAGAGTTCGTAGCTGATGATCTGTTGTGCAACCGTCAAGCTCAGGTTGTCGACAGGCAGAGCACTGTTGCCTTCGGGCGTGACCTCGTCGGCGTTCGCTGCCGACATCGGCGTCCCGAGGTTCACCTGGGCGGTCTTGGAAACCGAAGAGCCGGAGCCTCCGAGGTCGCCGAGCTTGATGCAGATCGACCGTAAATCCGTTCCATCAAATAACAAATCCCAAACAAGACTGTTCAATACCTCGGTGGCCCTGAGATTTGTCGAATCGTAGATTACTTCATTTGCCATTGTGTTTCACTCCAGCCGCAGCGCGGCGCGTAGATGTTGGTTCAATCTTCGCTGCGCTCGCCCGTTGCGGTGGGAGTGACCGTGCGCTTCGGTCGGTGCTCTTGCCTCGCCCGTGAGGTGGGAGTGACCTGGCCGAGCAGTCGACGAGTTAAGGCTAAAGCCTAGGGGCTCGCCGCGTCAAGTCTAAAGCCTAGAGTCCATTGATCAGGGTGTCCTTATTCCTGCGGAACTCCTCGATCGACATGCTGGAGATACTGCCGGGCGTGAAGGGCTGAGCGGCAGGCGGGGCGGGCTTGCGCCCGTTGTTGCTGTCCGGCATCGCGGGAGAGGTCGGAGCGGGAGGGGCAGGATCCGCAGAGTGGGGATCGATCTGCGCTGTAGGCTTGGGGGACAGGAACGCAGAGACAAGCGGAGTGTTCCGGCCCTCCCGCTCAAACCAATCGGAGAACTCGCCGGGCTGTTCGGCGCGTGCGAACTTAGAGCGCAGCACGTCGGACACGTCGGCGTCCTTGATCCCAGCACCGAGCAGGACCCGGTCTTGACCCCATCGAGACTCCGCCTCGGCGTGCTTCGACTGTAGCCCATCGAACTGGGAGCGCACCTCGGAGAGCGTCTCTAGCTCAGCCTGGAACGCTCCGGCCTTCGTCTCCCATGCTGCCGCTGCGGGGCGTAGCTCGGCGAGCTCGGCGGTGAGGGTGTTGCGGCTGTCGCGTAGTTCGGAGGTCCGAGTCTGGATCAGCTCTTGAACCTGAGCCTCGGTGTACGTCTTGGCGGTCTCGTCTGTCATCGTCCGTTACTCCTGCAAAGTGGGACGGAAGCCACGACCAACGGAACCCATGATCCGCTCGGCTTGTGGCTTCGGAATGTTGAAGAACTCGGAGAGCATCGAGATCCCAGAGTCTCGGGGCAGCGCACCCATCGCGACACGCTCGACGATCCCGGTCGCCGCTGTGACCTGCGCGCCGTTAAGCGCGGTGTCTGCCGCCTTGACCTCGCCGCCTGTCGAGACCGAGACCTTGCTCTCCAGGTCGTCGCCTGCGGCATCGGGCAGTCTGTCCATGCTGGCGAACTCCACGCGCTCTTCGCGGACGGTGTCGAGGTGGGCGAAGGCTTCGGCTCGCTCCATGCCGGGATGCTGGGCTAGAACGATATCGACCGGGGAAGCTAGGCCAACGTCTAGCAGCGACGTAGCCTCTGCGACCCTGGCTTGCCGCTCGGTCGGCGTCGGAGGCACTGCCATGTATCGGATCGAGTAGCCCGACTCGGGGAGGCTGCCGCCCTCGTTCGCGTTGAGCAGAGCAGCGGAGAGGGCGAGCACCTGCTTGTCTGCCCGCTCAAACTGGGCCTCGGATGCCTTCTGCATCCTGCGGACGGTCTCTCGCTTCAAGGCGATAGCGTAGCCGGATTCGGCAGCGCCGCCCGACTTCTGGAAGTCGTCGGGGGACAGGCCGCTGTGGGCGAGGCATCGCTGCTCGTAAGAATCTATCGCGAGCTGATAGCGCTCGGGATCTACAGACGCGCCGAACTGCCCGAGCCTGCCGCCGCCGGGGACCTCTTCGGTGAACATCGCGATCGAGGTGGGATCGAGGTGGACCTCTTTCCGTGCCGCCTTGCCGCTACCACGGATGGCCCCGCCGCCGAGCTGGACGCCGATCGCCCACCGCTGCGAGTAAGCAGCATCCCGGCAGAGGTATCCCCAGAACGACCAGAGCGCGCCGATGTGCAAGGTACATTCAACCTGCTCGGAGTTCTCCCAGGGGTTCCAGAGCGCCCCGGTCCGCTGGGCGTGAAATAAACTGTAAGGGAGGACAGGTTCGCCCTCGACGAGGTAGGGATAGTCACCGCCGCTGAACGTGCCGCCGAGGACTTGCTCGGTGATATCCTTCGCGTCTTCGATGTCGGCCCGTCCGCTCGGAAGCAGCACCCGGTACTTCGGATCCTGAGGATCGCGGATGTCGAGCACGTCCCAGGTCCATTGGTCCCGCTCACCCTTGCCGTCGCCCAGGTCGAGCGAGGCAAGCCGGGCTTCGACGACTAGGTTCGGCTCGTCGGGATTGTCGCCGCTTGCCTCGGCATAGACTAGATCCGAAGGGACGGCACGATAGAGCAGCTCACCGCGCTCGGTCGTGTAGTCGGATCTTATAAGTCCTTCGCGCATGCCGATCGTGTTCCGAGCGTTTCGCGCACCAATCGCCCAGAGCCCATCGAGCCGGACGCGGGTCGCGAAGTCGTCCACGTCGGAGTCGGGGTGAGAGACTCGGGGCGGGTTGTCGTATTGGATCGCAAGCTGCTTGGTAACCGTTCCGAATAAATTCCGCGAGGTGTCCAGCACACCGAGGCGCTCGACTGTCCCGATCGGAAAGAACTCACGACACTTGCGGTCAAGGTCCTGCTTCCATTGGCCCTCTAGCAGGCGGCGGCGGAGGCGGGAGTAGGCTCGGCGGGCTTCGTCCTCCTGGGACGGGAGCGGCGGAACGTCTGAGATTGCGGTCTGGTCTTGGCTCATGTGTCCTCGGTGCCCGTCCGTGAGTCGCCCCCGCAAGAGTAAGCGCGCAGGGCGTGCGAGGTCAACACCTAACGCACCTTGATGGTCGAGGTCGAGCGGTGCCTCGTGTCGAGGTACTCCCGACCGATGTACCGGGCAGCATCGAGGATGTGGCTCAGGTCTTTGTTCGCGGCGTTGCCGCCCGGCCCTCGCCAGTGACGGAAGCCCGAGATCAGCGCCTCGCAGTTCGGGTGCACGATCATCGACCCCTTGACCTGCGCGGAATGCAAGAGCCTCGCGGTGTAGGCGACCGAGCCCGGCCCCTTCCTGGCGGCCTTGATGCGGAACGGCGGTGACTCGGGCGGCAGGCCGGAGAGCACCGCGATCTTCTGCTGTAGCAATTCGTTCACGCGGTAACCGCTCTCGGCTTTGCCAGCACTGTTCACATCGCCCCGCGCCACGTCCACGGCTTCGGGTCCCAGGTCCCAGCGTGAGAGCATGTCGAGGATCCCATTAGCGTCCTCTTCGATCCCGCTGTGTCCCTGGCTCGTGTACTCGTCGAGGAAGTAGACACGCGGATTCGTCTTGTCCCGAGTGTCGAAGCCCGCAAGCAGCGCAGTCTGCCTGCCGTGTCCCTCGCCGTGGTCGATGCCTATCCCGAGCTGTAGTTCGCAGTCGGGGAGATCCTTGCTGATCATCTCGTCGGACCACGCCGAATAGTAGCGGTCAAGACTTACGCCGACCCACCCGCCGTTGAACCGCTGATTGCGTTCGGTCGGGAGGATCATCTGCTCGATCGCGTCCAGCTCCGCTTGACTGAGCCCCGTATTCTCGGGAGTCGGCGGGACGTGGATGTCCTCGATCATCCCAGCCTCGCACGCATCCTTGAGCCATCCGACCGGGCGACCGACCGGGGTGAGGGTGAGCCACAAGCAGCCCTTGCGAACTATCACCCGGCTCTGCGCTTCGGCGAACGTGGACTCGGCGGGCGGCTCGTCTAACCAAACGAAGTCGAGAGTGGCGCCTGCCGCTGCGAGGGTGCCCGCCGCCTGCGAGACTATGCCCATACTGTCGCCCGTCCTGAGCCGGAGGATCCTACGGTTGCCGACTCTAAAGCCGCGATCTGGATGATAGCGGCACTCGGGGTGAAGCAGTCCAGCGGGGAGCAGAGCGAAGAGCTTCGCCTCGATCTCCTTGCTGCTGTCGTCGCTGTAGGGCACGAGGCGCCCGGCGATAGGTCGGTCTGGGATCTCCCGGTAAGGATGCGAGTGGGTGAGCCACCACAACGATTCTGCGCAGCCCGCGTGACTTTTCCCGACGATCTGGTTCGGGCCTCGCATGCACCGCGTCTGCGCCGGGGATCGATGGAACCGCTCCTGACCTGGGCGGGGCTGATAGCGGGCGAGCGGGTTAGCTGAGACGGCGGAAAGGGCGGAAGCTAGCGACACGAGCAGAGCCTAGCAGAGTGGCTCGCCGAAGCCCTTGCAGTCGTCGTCGGCGCACCACGGCGGGCCGAAGTAGAGAGCCCGGCAGCCGACGCAGATCCGGCGGGCGCTCCTCGGCATGATGTGCCAGATCGAGTAGATCATCAGTCCGCCAACAGTTCCGCCAGGGTGAAGAGCCTATCGGCGCTCGTCGTCTGCAACCTGATCTCCTCTTGCAGATCCTCAAGGCTGTGCACCGCGTTCCCCAGGTCCTCCCACAAAACATCCCACGCCCGGCTGTGATGCCCGCGCCGATCGATGCGCTTGAACAGCGCCTGAGCCAGCGCCGCGAGGGACGCGACCTCTGCCAACTGGCGCGCAATCTCAGAGCTGCTCGCCCGCACCTAGTGCGCCAACTCTTCCAGCTCGGCCTTCGTCTCCATCTTGTGCTGAAGCGAGGTCAGTACATCGCGGAGAGCGTAGAAGGCAACGATCGCCTCTTCCCTCTCCTCGTCCTCGATGGCCGCGTACCGGAAGAAGTGATAGGCCGCGTTGATCGTCTGGAGTACTTGGTGAAGATCACTCGTCGCCCAGGCTAGTTTCTTGTCGCTCATGCTGTCCTCCTGCTAATGCCTCTGCCGAACGCGGATAGCCTCGACCATGTCGGGATCTAGCTCGGAGGCTAGGCGATCGAGCAGCTCGTCGCGGGACAGGTTGCTGTGGTCCTCTGCGTCGACCTCCTCAAGCGGCCTGTCGATGCCCAGGACCCGAGCCTCGATGCCCATCATCCCGCTCACGCTGCCCATGCTGCCGATGCCCCGAGCGTGCGCCTGATGGTCCCGAAGGCGAGAGATAAACTCAGCCCTTGCCCTGCTTCGGTTGATGCCCCTGTAAGCCTTCTCGATGTCGTCGAGCACTTCGTCTCGGTATCGGTAGATCGTGCGAACGTCTACATCGAGCTGGGAGGCTAGGGCGCGGACGATCCTGCCGCTCCATCCTGCCTCGGTCATCGTGCGCTCTACGAGGTCGAGCCTGCGCTTCTTTTCCTTGATCGTGGTGCGCTTATTGACCGCGCCTCCTGTGCTAGTAGCGACCGTCATTAGTCAAGCGCTCCCGGTCCTGGGTCTTGCCCTGCCTCCTTGGCCCAGGCTGTCCACCGCTTGCGGATCACGTCGCAGTATCTAGGATCGAGTTCGATCAGGTTCGCCACGTGCCCGGCCTTTGCACTCGACAGTAATGTAGTGCCGCTTCCGCCGAACGGATCCACGATGATCGCTGACTGTTCAAAGACCAAGCGTGAGACCATCCAGTCCCATAGTTTAGTGGGCTTGGGGCATGGGTGATCGACATCCCACGCGTTCGCCGGGGTGTTCATGTCCACTGCATCGGGGCGAGCGCCCCTGCCTGCTGCGAGAGACGGGTCCTTCCCATAGCAGAGGAACGGTTGCCAGCAGTTGAATCCCCATGATGATCTGTTCTGTCCCCCGCCATAGAACCAGCACAGAACCCACTTTGGCATGGGATAGTGCCACTGGTTTGCTACGCCGGGAGAGAACACCACTGCTGGGGCTCTCTCCCTTGCCAGTGGAAGCCAAGCGGCGGCGAGCGCCGCCAGTGCTGACTGTGAATCCTCGTGATCCCCGTAGTCTAGCCCGATGCCATATGGGGGATCTGTCAACACCAAATTCGCCCGGCCTCCGTCAATCACAGCATCCCATGTCGCACTGTCTGTGCAATCACCGCAGATCAACCGATGCGGCCCTAGTTCGTAGACCTCGCCGCGTTGGCTGTCTGGATCTTCTGGCGGCTCTTCGGGCTCGATGTCGTCGGGACCGATGGGCTCGGAGTCGAGCGAGGCTAGAAGGTCGGCGAGGTCTTCGTCACCGTAGCCTGCGATCTTCGTGTCGATGCCTTCGGCCTGTAGGCTCTCCAGGATCTCAGCGAGTGCGTCCTTGTCCCACTCTGCGAACTCGGAGAGGCGGTTGTCCGCGATGGCGATCAGTTCGGCTTGTGGGCCGTCGACGTCGAGGGTGATCGTAGGGACCTCGGTGAGCCCGAGCTTGAATGCTGCCTTGAGCCGGGTATGCCCGGCGATGATCGTGCCGTGCTTGTCGAGGAGGATCGGGTTAGTCCATCCGACCTCGCTGATCGTGTAAGCGAGTTCCTCGGCGGCTGCGTCGTTGTCGCGTGGGTTCTTAGCCCACGGTGTTAGCTCGGAGATCGGGCGAGTCTGGATCGTGAGGTCGTGTCTGAGTGCTCCTGCCATGTCGGCTAGCCTAGCCCCTTCCGATAGATCCCGAAAGGATCTTAGCTGCTCGGTCTGTGTTCTCGTCGGTGATCGGCATCTTTCGATCCTTCCGATGCTCCCACATCGCGTGGGCGATCGAGGTCTCAAACGAGCGAGCCATCAGCCACTGAACCTCGTCCTCGGAGAGTCGACGCTTCGATCTGCTCTTGACCTTCCATCCGAAGCGGAGCAGCTCTTCGACGTTCCGGCGGCGTTCGTAGATCTTGAGGTGGGATCGAAGGTGCTCGCCAGCTAGGCAAGAGCACGGCACCTGCACGTCGTGCCCTCCCTTCTTCTCGATCATCATCAGGTGCCCCTTGTCGCAGGCGTGGGGGCAGTGTGGGTCTTCGGGAACGTCGACCGCTCTAGCCTTGGTCCTGCGGTACTGCCGGATCACGTCGTCGAGGCTGAGCTGTCCGAATGCTCCCCGAGCTCTGCGCTCGGCGCACTCCTCTCGGGCGGCTGTGAAGGCTCGCTCTAGTCGGTCGGGGGCGATAGCTCCGAGACGGTGCTGTAAGTCTATGACCCAGGTCTCGACGACATCGGCCCCCGGCGCCTTCTGGTTCGCTGATGTTAGTTGGGCCTCTACGGTGTCTGTGATCTCTTCCATGCTGTCCTCCTGCTCGGTTATGTTAACGCGGCTCTCGCCGCTAGCCTCTTCTTGATTCTCTCTGCCATCGCCTCGTGTCGCTTGCTCTTCTCTTCGGGCGTCTCTGTGCCGGACTGCTTGGCTCTGCGCTTCGCCTTCGGCTTGCCGTCGCTGTCGAAGCAGGCGGCGAAGGCTGATGCCGGATCGGCTGTGCCCGCTGCCCACGCTAGGAGCTCCTCGACGCGGGCCGGGTCTTGCTGGGAGATCCCGATCCACTTCGGGCGGGCGACGTCGGCGATGCTGATCCGCATCCCGAGACGTTGCCGGAGGTCCGCGATATCGATCCGGCCTTCCCTGCTCGGCTCCTCCTCGATCGATCGAATGTCCTCCAGCCACGCCGCTCTGTTGTTGTTGTCTTTTACTTGTTTGTTCTTTGTCTCTTTAAGGGTACAGCCCACTGTACTAGGAGTGGTATAGCCCACTGTACTAGGAGTGGTATAGCTGGCTGTACTACAGCCCACTGTACTAGTACGGTCCACTGTACTAGCTATGGCGTAGATCGAGGCACCCTTGCCCGGTCCTCCGTGGTGTGCCCTAGTGACCAGCCCAGAGGCTAGGAGCCCCTTGATCGCATTGATCACGGTGACCCGCCCGTAGCCTGTCGCCGAGGTGATCGCGCCTATCGATCCGAAGGTCGCCGAGTCGGCCCGATTGTAGCCGAAGGTCTGCCGGATCAAGTAGAGCAGCACGCACCGCTCGGCGGGCTGTAGCTTGTCCCGCCGCATCGCCAGGTCGAGCAGGTCGTTCGGGATCATTGTAAAGCCCTCACTCACCGACCTGGGCCTCGCGCTCTACCCTGCCCCGGTCCTGCTCGCGGAGGCTGTCGAGCACCTCCTGCCAGTCGAATCGGAGCTGGCCCCGACCCTGTCCTCCGATGCGGAAGTGGGGGATCTTCCCATCGGTGATCATCTGCCGGATCGTGCGAGTGCTAACCCGCAGGCGCTCGGCGCATTCTGTTGTAGTCAATATGTCAGGCATGGTGCCTCCTTCCGCTTGAGTATACTCAAACGCAGCGGTTTGTCTCGCCCGCCTTTCAACTTTCTGCATCCTTCCGCTTGCACCCTCCCCGAGCCTCAAGTAGAGTCTGGCTCTAACTTGATGGAGGTCGAGACAATGAGCCACGACGAGAACATGCGGAACGCCGCGCACATCTACGACAACCTCACGCCGGAGGACTTCGGCGCACCCTCGGACGGTCACTGCGACCGCTGCGATACCTCGACCGACTGGACCGATCTGCGGCACGTTGACAGCCTCGACCTTTACGAGTGCAAAGGATGCATCGCTCACGGTGACCGGGATGCAGTCGGGGAGACCTGGCGGCGCACCTGTGACGACTGCGGCGACGTGTTCGGGGCCTTGCTCGTTCCGAGGCACGAGTGGGGCCACGTCTGCCACCCATGCAGCCACGCTCGGATCGAGGCTGTCCTAGCGAAGGCGGATCGAATGATCTCCGAGTACCGATCCATGCTGTCCCGTCACGAGGTCAAGGGCCATGAGTAAGCACGCCGCCCTGCTCCGGCGCCTCGACCGCATCGAGAAGCAACACCGACTCGCGATCACAGAGCGGAGGCACGCAGCCTCGGTCAAGTGGCGCACGATCGCAGACACAACACGAGCGCAGATCCGCTCACTAACGACTGTAGGAGGTCACAATGCCAGCAGCTAAGAAAACTCACGATAGCCTTGCATCCGCACTAGCTGCGGCTCAGGGCGAGATGACCGACGCACGACTTGGAGGCAAGGGGAACTTCGGACACTACGCCGACCTTCCCAGCCTCCGCGCTGCTTGCGTTCCGGTCCTGTCGAGTCACGGGATCGCGGTAGTCCAGATCGTGACGGGCGACGGAAGCACGGTCTCGGTAACTACCCGGCTGCTCTGGGGCTCGGAGACGCTCGACTGCGGCCCTCTTGTGATCCCCGTAACGGGCGCCCGGGGTAACCTCTGCCACGCGATCGGAAGCGCCGTGACCTACGGACGACGTTACACCCTGGGCGGGTGTGTGATGCTTGCCGCTAGCGAGGACGACGAGGGCGAGGCGCTCGCCGGGACTGTTACCCCAGCTCACCGCCCGGCTCGGATGGATACGGCCGGGAAGGCTCGGGCGATCTTGTCGAAGGAGATCGGATGCGGGAGTGCCAACGACGCCGAGGCTGCGATCCGCTACTCGACCTCGGGCAAGCTTGGAGCTGCCGACCTGAACAGTGAGGGAGACGAGATCCTCGCCGCCCTGGAGTCCCTCCGCGACACTTGCGGGGGCGACTG